GGGCAAAGGGGGCTTGGGACTTGGCGGGATGGGCAGCGCCTCGCTCGAGAGAGCGGGCAAGGGCGTTCCGGCGCTGACGCGCCTTCTTACTAGTTCCTTGGCCGGGAGGTTTCGGTACATTGTTCTTGTTGGAGTTCATCTCGCACGTAAATCTTTTCTGCGGCAGTACTTTTAATCAAACCGCATACATCCAACTCGCGCGCAAGCTTCACGACGTAAGCGCATGACCAACAAACTGTCTTGCTCTCTGGCAGAACCAGCTCGTTCCAGTGGTGATTAATGATAACCTCTCGCGAGGGAACCACGAAATCTTCCCAGTGGATTAGTCCCGCGTACTTCTCACGCACGCGCTCCACAAATTCCCATGCCTCATCATCAAACGCGAGGTATACTCGCAAAGCCAACAACCGGGCAGCCACCAGCTCTGAAGAAGGACGAAGTTTCGTCTCCCTTTGAACAACAGCGCAAATCATCTTGTCGATGCGGGGTTCAACCCACACACGACCGTCCAACTCGCGATACGTCAGTCCATAGAAAGACAACCCATCTAATCCCGTTGTCACGAAATCCTCCTCCAGTTTAACGCTCCACCCAAATGCCTCGTAGTATTTCATACGCTCAACTGCAGGGAAAGGCTCGTTCGTGCCCCACACGATGTCATCGCTCCCGATAATAACCGCGTAGTCACGTCCATACACCCAACCCTTGTCTGCGCCAACAGTAAACACGAACACGCCATGGCCAATACTGCCATCTGACGCCGTCGTCCCTGATCCGGACAGGTGACCGTTCTTCAAACGAACCACCTGCCCATTGGGCAACAGCACATAGGCTGACCTAAGCACCTTCGATATATACCGCATAGCACGCATATCTTTCTCACTACCACGAAAGAGACCCATGCGCACACGCCACACCAACTTCATCAACCACGACGCGAACTTGCCGTCATACCGGACGACATCCATCGACGTTTTGTAACGAAACTGATCAAAGAACTGGATTTGCTTCTGAAAGCCTCCATGCTCCTTAACAAATCCCGGCTTCATCATAAAGGCCGGATTGTTGGCGTTTTGCACCATAGCCTCATCGAG